TCTTTCTGTTCCCATCTGCGACGTTCCTCTGCTTTTCCCGCTGCCTTGCCCTCTGCATACGCAGACATCACCATAATGGTCATTGACTTTTCCTCAAGGTTGTCGATATTCATGAACTTTTCTGCCATGCTCTCAATCACTGCCTTTTTCTCATTTCTTGTCATTATTAGTACCTCCTCTGATTCGCTCAATCTCTTTTTCTATGTTCTTTCCGGAATAATCTGCAAGCAGTTTTTCCGAAATGTGATACGTCCAAATTGAGGACATTTGCACCGCCGTTCCGATCGGGAGTTTTCCCTGTTGCATTGCTATCCTCACGAATTGCGGTGACACATTGAGTATTGCCGCTGCCTCTGTTGGCAATATACGTCCGATTTCCATCCGTCTGACCTCCTGTTCTGACCTGCCTTGTCAATGCGTGGGCTGTCATCCCGCGCAGGCTGTCGACTTCTTCCCGTTGCGGCTCTCAATAGTCATCCTCAATCTGTTCGTCTGCCTCTGTGTAATATTCCCCGTCATATCCTTTTGACATGATTCTCTGATAGCATCTGTCGCACACCAGTCTGAACGTAATTCCATGACAATCCGTTGTGAAAGACATATCCTCTCGATCGACCTCACGTCCGCACTCCGGACATGTTCGAATGTCACGCTCATTTTCCTCGTTGAAATATTTCATTTCCTGCATCCTGTTTCCTCCTGTTCTTTACTTGGTGAGGTGCTACCCTTTAGAAGTAGCACTCTCTGAATTTTGTCTGTTGCGGTGAGTATCTGAAATAACTCATTGCATTCTGCACGTCGCAGTATGTACAACCGATTCTCTCAACCACCTCTGTGATGTGGCGGTTGAGAATGTTGTTTGCACCCTTTTCAATGATTAAATTCTTGACTCATTGTTTCAGCTTGAAACGATAGCGATTGCATTAGGAGTGAATATCACCGACCTGTTTGAATCCGAATACAAATAATTGTATCATCTTGCAGCAGGATTCCGGCAGCAGGAGGAACGATTTCCACGATTATGGAAAGCGACCTCGATATTTCCACAATCATGGAAATACATGATACAATCCAATTCGGAAAGGGGTGGTGTCTCCATTGGATTACAAAGAGGCTATAATTGAAATAGTCGGAAAGATACACAACGAACGCATCCTCAAGAGGATATATAAATTCGTGGCGTATCTGTACACCCATGAGACTGGCAGTTGAAAGACTGTCAGTCTTTTTCTTTATTATTTTTTGTGAACTCAATCGCTTTTTCCATCAAGCGGTCAAGAGCCTCAATGTCCTCGTCGCTCAATTCAAGCATAAATTTGAAAAGATTCTTCCGCGCATCGTCCTCGCCTGCCATGATACGGTCAATTTTTTCAAGAAAATCGTCATCAGTATCAATGAACATCTCACCGTCTCCGGTAGTCAACCATATATAATCAACATTAAATTCACGGCAGATTGCTTTTGTCATTTGCTCTGTCAAATTTCGGTTGCCTTTTTCTATGTTGGAAATGGCAACTTTTGTCACGCCGAGTCTATCACCGAATTTCTCAAGCGTGAGACCGAGAGTATTTCTTACTTCTCTAATTCGTTCTCCTTGCGTCACGATGAATCACCTCCTATTTTTCCTAAAGCATACCACGGCAAAAAACAAAAATCAATAAAAAAGTAATCAGAGATAACATAAAACCATTGACAAAGTTTTGTGTGTTTTTGTGGTGTCTGATAGAAGTATCAAGGTATAAAGAAATCCCCGAAAACTCGATGTTTTCGGGGAAATTTGCTCTTTTGTGATATTCGTTTGAATTATCTCTTAGAGAACTCCGAATGCCTATTTTCTGGCATTTTTCAAGCATTTGTTCGTTACCTGTGCTTTACACATAAAACCCCGTCTTGTTTCCCGTTGTTTCATTATGTCATAACTGCTCGAATTGTACATGCTCCGATTCTCCGGAGAGGTAAAGGTCTCCGATCGTTCTGACCATCTTCTTTCCATCCACAATATGAATCTCTTTCACATAATATGACTGCCCTCTGATAGCGCGACCGCAGATGTTGTCATTGCCCCACGCTGCCGAACGTCTGATGTTGAGTGATCCGTCGCAAACGACAGTCACTCTCATTTTCCCCTGTGGGATGATAACTTTGTCCTCCTGCTCCTCTGATGCATCGTCCGGCTTTGTGTTTTCCTGTGTGGATTCCTGTTCATTGTCTCCTGTGTCCGGTTCGCTTACATCGTCATTGATTGTCGTCATTTTCTTTGCTGTCTCTGCGTCTACTGTTCCTGTCTTATTTCCGTCTGCATCATATGTGTTGACGCTTCCGTCCGGATTTGTCTGCAACGCTCCCTCCGGAATGTCATTCGTGAGTGAACCGATAACCTTTCCTGTTTCATCCCAAACAATGAGGTTATCGTCCTTTTCTGCTGCCTTGAGTGCTGCATCAAGTCTCTTGTACTCTTTACAGTCCTCTTTCTTGAACTCTGTTCCTCTGCCTAAATAGTACAACATGATTATCCCTCCTATTTGCTTAAGTACTTGCTTGACGCATATCCGACAATGTTCTTGTAAACCACATACAGCCATCTCGCTCCGGCGTAATCGTTATAATATCCATAGCACTGTACTTTCTCGCCGTTTTTCATAACCGCAATGATTGGCTTTCCTGTTCCTGCTCCCGATCTTAGATTCAATCCGGATGCAATCACCTTGTATGTTCCTGCAAGGCTCTTATTGAATCCGTGTGCAATATCGACCTTTGTGTTGTTCTTAACTGGTGTTGTGTTTGATGCTCCCGCTCCGGATGACTTTGCTCCGTCGGTGATGTTTATTGCTGTGTGAACGCCATCATTCAACAGGATGTCTCCTGCAAGCAAGTACGCATCCGATGTCAAATATTTGTTTTCTGTCAGCGCCTCGAATCCTGCTGCCTTAAGTGCTGACCGCAAGTTTCCTGTATAACATGCCGTACTCACCTTTTTTAGTGCATCAATTCCCAGTCTGTAACCTGCGCCCTTTACGATCGCAGCAACACCGGATGAACAGTCTGCCTCACACGCAACTGTAATCTGCGCAGGGTCGAAATTTGAATCTGCAAGATTCTTCCAAAATGTGCCTCTGTGAGACTGACAATATCCGATTTTATTATTAACCGCAGCCGCCTTTGCCATGCTCGCAATCATCGCTCTCACTTTTGCGTTCGGGTGACGGAGTACGCATTTCCACGGTCTACTATACCAATTTATAACCTGCCACTCTGTTCCTGTTTGGTCTCCGGCTTTTCCTCCGGAGTATCTTCCGTTTTCATCATGTCCGCAATTTGAAATCATTTGTTCCCCTCCTTTTCAATTGTTTCGCCTGTCTCTCCGCTCACAAGCGTCTGAGCCGCCTTGTTGTCCTCGAGTATCTTTTTCATTCTCTCAAGTGCCTCGTCGACCATTAACGAAAATGCCTCGAAAGAAATCACTCTCGCAATCCATGTAAACCGTGCAACGAACATATCATATACATATCGCAGTTTGATTTGACCCGTACCGCCTCCCAGTTCCTTTTCTGCCTTTGTGACTGCATAGAGCAGCCATTCCGTCACTTTGTTCAGCTGTTTGTCTGACGGCATTTTTGCGAAAGCATATGCTGCATATCCCCCCGCTGCGCATACCGCAATCAGACCCACTATCACAAACCAATTCTCGACGATGTATTTCATCCTTGTACCTCCTCGTCATCCTTTTCCGGTTCATCATTGTGTTGTATTTCTCCGTTTGACTTTGTTCCCTTGACCGTTTTCACAGACTTAATGAGCGCCATTGCGCCTCCCTCAACCGAAAGAAATCTGAATACATTCTCAATCAGCGTCGACGGTTCTGAACCCATCCGCAAAAACACAAATATCATCACGACTGTAAAGATAAATGCTGCAAGAATCAAAGTGAATACAACGCGTTTCATGAACAGACCGGACACCTTATTGTCATGTCTCTCTTTTCGCTCTCTTATCCGATGCATTCTTTTCAGATGCCGGATTCTGATGCGTCGTTCCTGTTCTGTCATTCTCATGTATTGCCTCTTTTCTATGAGATTGATTCTTGCCCGTTTCCTGCCCTCCCGTTATAGGTTGGAATGTTGTTCTCCATCCAGTCTCTTGTGATAGCTCTTGAGTGACTGTTCCACAACGACAACACGCTCTCTCAACTGTTTCATCTCCTCACGGTTCTCTCTTGATTCCCGCTTGATGTCCTTAATGTCGTCTGCGATGTTCTCGAGTTTCACAACCACCATTGTGTCATTTTCTGCTCGTCTCTCCGTTTCTTCCTGCGTGTCTTTTTTGTCGTTCCTCTGCTTTGAGCAGATTCCGAAAAAGATTGCGAAAGCAACCGACACTCCGGAGATTAGCAAGGAAACCTCAATCGTCAACGGCGTTCTCCTTTCCGAACTCTGTCGCCTCGATGTCGTCGGTGTCGCAGTATTTCCGCATGTGATATTCGAGAGCATCCATCTCCTTGTTTGCCTCCTCTGCCTCCTGCCGGAGTTCCGCTCTGACCGCCTCCTCGATTTTCGACTGTTCAATGATTGTTTGCTGCTTTTTCACGATTGCCGATAGATTTTCCACCACATCACACAATCGTGATATTATTTCAAGCGGACTCATTTTGTATCACCGCCGGAGAGTTTTTCTCCTGTGATGTATTCATATTCATCCGCTGAAATGCTACCCTTTGTGACACGCTCGGAAATCTGTTTCTTTGTGAGCGTGCCTTTTTTGTACAGTCTTTTGAGACTTTCAACAAGCATTTTCATATTAAATTGCCCCCTCCTCAATCAGCTGCTGTGTGTATTCGTCAACGACCTCATTTTTTTGAAACTGTGTCACCGATTCGACTATTCCGGATGTGTTCTCCTTAACGACGGATTTCATGAGAGCCATGTTTTCATATTCCTTGACTGTCATTTCTTTCTCGTCGTACTGCCATTCGGTCACTGTCTGTGTCTTTCCGTCGCTGCCCTTGACCTCTCTTGTTACCTGCTCGATGTTCTTACGCAGGTAAACCGTTGACGGCGACAATGTTCTGTCGACCTCCTCCGGCTTGTCCGACTGTGTTCCTGTCACCTTTTTCCAGTCTGTCATGTTCATTCTCCTTTCTGCTATGCTTTGAAACTATCCTCTTGAGTTTCTTGACATTGATTTTCGGTTTGATGTATTCAATGTAATAGTTGTATGTGTCCGTGTGTTTGAACAATCCCATATACGACAGCATCGCTGATGCGTTATACCATGATATTTGATCCTGCTTTGAAATATGGTTTGCCTTTCGTCTTGCAGCCTCGATGTTCGACTTCCGGATGGTTGTCCGGTCATGGTGAAATTGAAATCCCATAAAATCAAGCATACGACCCTTTGTGACCTGCTTTCCGTTCTCGTCAAGCACCGGTTTCCCGTCTTTCATCACCGGATATTCAAATCTAAACACCTGCCAGTCGCCTTTCATCTCAAGGTCAAGATTTTCGTTCAGATACGTCTCGATTGCCCTTTGTATTTTATGCAGTTTCTTTTTGCTCTTACCCAGTATCACCATATCGTCCATGTATCGCATATCATGTTCTGCATGGAGTTCCTCTTTGATGTAGTGGTCGAGTTCTTTCAAGTAAAAATTGCCGAACCATTGTGATGTGAAATATCCCAACGGAACGCCTTTTCGCATCTCCTCAATAATTTCTTTCAGTTCATCAAACATTGCTCCAGCGATGCCGATTTCCCTCAAGACCTCCAACGCTCTGGAGATGTCGTCAAATGCTATGCACCCGACAAGCGTTTTCGTCTGCTCTGCATCTATCTCAACGCCTGCATCCGTCAAAATCTTTGCAACGAGTGCTATTTTGTCATGTTCAATCAGTATGCAGAGTAATCTGTAAAACCGTTTATCTCGAATTACCTCTTTGAGCTTCCTTTTTAGGATTCTCCTGTTTATGGATTCAAAGAAATGGTGAACATCCATCTTGAGAACATAGAATTTCTGTCCGTCGTATGAATCAAGCCATTTTCTCATGTACTTCTTTCCGTAATGAACACCCCTGCCCGGAATGCTCCCGCATGAAAATTCATACAATCCATTCATCGCGATCGGTTTGAACTGACCTATTACGCAATGATGAATAACCTGCTCATATTTGTAATTCGGTTTTAATATACGGCGTGTTTTCTTGCTGCTGCTCTCGTTGATGATGCTCGGTTTATGATAGTCCGGAATGAACAACTCCTCTGTCAACATCTTTTTCAAGAGTTCTGTGTGTTCGTCTAGGTTCTCTAATACCTCCCGAACATCATTCCTGTTCTTTTTCTTTTTGGATGCATCTATAAAACACTGTTTTATGTAGTCGTCTTGTAGCATTGGTTCATATAGGTTGTTGTAACTTCTCATATAGTATTTTCTTATCTCCTATCGGTTTTTGTGCGGATGCTTACTCAACCGACCCTATATCCGGAATGATTTTCGCCATGTGGCGCGGGATATAGGCTGCATTTGATTAAACGCTCCGATATGAGAAGAAATTGGACGCGCCGATGTTCCAGTTCGCATTGCTCGCAGAATTGTTCAAATTCAAGTAATCCGCACCGCAGTTCTCGCCATTGTTACAGTTACCGCCGACGAGGGCGACCGCAGGGAGCAGGAACACCGCCCGACACCGCACCCTATATCCCTATATTCATTTTTCTAAAAAACGACCACACCGCCTAACGGCGGGAATAGCGGAGGCGTTCCCCCTCCGTTCCTCCCCCTGCTGCTTACGCAGCGATAGGCTGTTCTAAGAAAACGGACGCGCCGATGTTCCAGCTCACATTGCTCGCAGAATAGCTCAAATTCAAGGAATCCGCACCGCAGCCCTCGCCAGCGTCACAGCCACCGCCGACGAGGGCGACCGCAGTTATTCCGTCATTCCACCAAAAATAATCACATGTGTATGTGCTACTGCTGCCACCTGTTGAATTGACAATGCGTCCGAATCTGCTTGACTTTGTTCCTTTCTGATAACCACTGCCGGATGATGTGAATGTGATTCCGACCTTTTCAAAGTCCTTTCCTGTCAGATTGTACGGAGGTGTCATCTTTGCAAAGATTTCACCGCCTACCATCAACAGACCGTTGATTCTATCCCAACGGTTGCCCCACCATTTTTCAATGTAGAACACTTTGACCTCATGTGTTGTGTCGTTATATCCGAAAAACTGTCCTTTGTCCTTGAGTGTTCCGGTCGCAAGGTGTCCGTAATTCTGTGATGCATTATCAACATATCCGGATGTCTGCCCCTGTCCGAACGCTGCCTGTGAATTGTCTGTCTTTGACATAATCTTGAGCATACAATTCAACAAGTTTCGTTTGCTCCAATCTCCGATATTCCACCCCGCACCGTTTGCCTTTGCTCTTGCAATCTCTGTCGATGCGTTCGTGTTATACATGAGCGTCTGTCCTGCAAGTGAGCGGATGCGTGTTCCGTCGTATGAACCGCCGAACATCGGGAAATATAGTTTGTCTGCATGTGAGCCGTCCTCTCTGACATACGCATCATCATTGTACGATTCATCATACTGGACGTTTGAAATTATCATGTACTCATAGTTTCCGATTTCAAACTGTGAGAGCCAAATCTTGCCCTTGTCACCGCTGCCATCGAATACGCTCATTGCGTTTCCTCCGTATGCCGTGTTTGAGACATCGGATTCCGTTACTCCGTCCGCTTTCTTTGTGTGGTCGTTCGGGTCGAGTTTATAATCTTCTGTACCGTCATATTTGACCATAGCCGGATAATTGTTTTTTACGAAAAAGACATTTCCCCAGTCTCCGAAATCGAACCGTCCGGCAGAATAATTCATCGCAGCGGGTGTCATTCCCACCGCATCAAAAAGGTATGTGCAGCGTGTCGCCGGATTGCTGTCATTCTTATTGATTTTCATTCCGTAACGCTTTACGCCCTTTGTTCTTACATCCTCCCCGACTGCTGCCAGTATAGCGTTTGTATTCGCATAGGTGCGGTCGAGAGTGTCTTTGTCTGCTACTTTTACAATCAAGTCTCCACTTGCCATTTTTACGCCTCCCTTATCGTCAAAATTCCGTCCTCAACCGTGAGGACACATGATTTCTTTGTGACGGTGTCAACCATAGTGTTGAGACCGTCCACGATGCCTTGACACGCTTTTGCTGCTGCATTCGCTGTCGACGCTGCATTGTTTGCCGTTGTTGCTGCACCGTTTGCACTGTTCGTCGCCTCTGTCATATTCTTGCTGAAATTGTTCACGGTGTTCATATATCCCTGTGTCAATGTCAGTATTTCCTCATAGCGGGCATTGTTGACGATAATCGGCAGGTCAAAAAATTTCTTTTTACCATCTCCCTGTCTGATTTGATAGTGACCGGATGTGTCAATCTCAACTCCGATTTCTCTTTCCTTGAGAATCAGAGTGTCCTCAACTGCTTTCCAGTCTGCTGTTGTTCCGGTGCATGGTCTGATTGCTGCCATTGTTCAACCTCCTTTGCTCCGTGATTATGGAATATATCACACAATCACTCCGTTGTGTTTGTCTCGCCGTCTGTTTCCAGTATCGTGGAATTATACTGCTAATTGTCGGGAGGTCGGCGTTCCTCCGTCAAAATCAACGCCCTCATTCGCATTTCTGACCTGTGGCGTTGCTCCGTCAATGAATACTGGTGTCACCGTTCGCAGATACGGCGTTTCTCCGTCACAATCAAGATACATGCTCGAATATAACGCCTCTGCACGGTTGAAATAGTCCTGCACGCTCTCAAGGATTTTCTCTGCAGATGCAAGCAGGGAATTTTGAATCGTGTCATCAATATCCTTTTTGTCCTGCTCGACCTGTTTCTTTGCCTCTACAACCGCCGTCTGCATTTGTGACACATCCTGTCGAATCTGTGTCGCCGTGTTTAATGTTGCCTCAAGCTGCTCTTGATTCTGCAATGCGTCCTCTGCCCGCTCTGTGACCTCTTTGCAGGCTGTTGTCGCTCTCTTGGATTCATCCGTTGCATCGTTCGTATTCTTGACCGCCTGTGATGTGTCCTGCTGCCTCTGCTGTTCCTGTTGGATACGGGTGTTTTCATTCTGCTGTCGATTATTCTCTGTGTTCGCTCTTGCCTGTTCTGCTTTTACTCTCGCATTTTCTGCGTCCACTCTTGCCTGTTCCGCTTTCTTGACCGCCTCATTCGTGCTGTCAATTCTTTCAATGTGACCCTTGACACGGTTCTCAAGATCTGTGAACTCATTTGCTGATAGAATCGCATTGTCGCTCCTCTGCGACGGCTCAATCTCCATTGTGAACGATGCTGATGTGATAATCTGTGAATCGTCGCTCGTCCGGATTTCAATGTCGCAATACGCCGTTCCGGAGGCTGCAAGTGCTTGATTTGTCAATTCGACTGTCACATCCGAACCGGAATATGAACATGTGTTATATACATGTTTTCCGTCCGGTTTTGTAATGTTGATGACTGCTCTTGCCCCTGTCGGTATTGTGTACGGTTCGCCATTGTTGAGCAGCCTTGCGATGATGAATCGTGTTGCCTTGTCTCCCTGCTTTGCTGATACTAAATATCTTTTAGTATCTCCGGACATCTCAAGATTGATGTTCGTCGTTAATTTCGTCAGTGCTACCATGCTCTCACCTCCTCTCTGTGTTTATCGTTTATTCTTCCGGATTCTCCTGTGTGCCCTGTTCCTGCTCCTCATCCGGTTCTGTTTTCAGAACTCTCTTTGCTGCTTTCTTTGCCTTTTCAAGCTCCTCATTTTTTTCTGCCATCATTGTATTTGTGGAGTTTATGAGTTCAATCTTTGCCTCGCTCCTTACCTCTGCCAGTACGGAGGACAAAACTCCATCCATGATGCACGGAGGCAATGCATGTCTTTTCTGTATCGTCTCCATAGCGTTGATGATTTCTCCCTTTGCACATTCAATTCTCACTGCAATCGGTGTATTCATTGTTATCCTCCTTTACTCTTTTACAATATCGTCGCACACTAACGTCGGTATGGTTACATGTACCCCTATATTTGAACCCCAGTATCGCCCCGATGAACTCACTCCGAAAACTGTCTCATTTCCTATCATTATTTGCAGAACATTGTTTGTTACCCTAAAATGACCGTATATTGTTCCGTCCACAAAATCATTCGACGCATCCCAACACAAATCAAAACCGTCCTCTCCTGCAAATATCCCTATTACGTCCTCGTTTATTTTTGTTCTTTTCTGTGATGCAAAATTTATTCCGGATAGTGTCGTTCCTGTTATATTCTCTGCCTCGACGCTCCCCGCTTTCACTTTTAGCGAGTTTACGTATTGTGCTGTCACTGTGTTTTTTGTTATTTGCGTTGCTGTTTCGGAATTGATAAAATTCAAGTCATTTTCCAATTCTCCTATTTTTTGTGGAATATCCTCCGATTGTGCAATCCCGCTATTTTCTGCCAAATCTTCAACAGTTATCGTTCCTGCTAAATTTATTTTCTTTGCAGAAATTTTTATTTGTTCTGCTGATTGATTTATTTTTGATACAATCTCGTCCTCTCCTACTTTTTCTGACACTCTTAGATTGATTTCGTCTGCTTTCAAATCAATCGCCGACTGCATCTGAACTGTCGTCGAATACTCTGTCAGTTTCTCGTCAGTTGCATCATTTGCGTTCTTTTCCGCTGCTGCAACTTTTTCAGATACGGTCTGTTTTGTCTCGTAGGTTTTTGATACTCCTAGATTGATTTCGTCCTTTGCTGCCGTTATATGCGATTCAACATCCGTCTTTGTGTAATATCCATCTCTCAATACTTTTTTCGTATTGTTGTTTGCGATTGATATTGCCTCCTCGGTTGCTGCTGCCGTCTCCTCTTTCTGAATCTCTGCGAATGTCTTTCTCGCATTGGAAATCTCAACCGTGTTCTTTTCCGGTGATTCCGGATATTCTGTGATTTTGACAATCCTCTGCTTTTCCCTCGTCCTCGTTTTCTTTGACACAAGCGTGACTGTATCTCCGATTCCGTATGAGAAAATGTCTTTGTATTCCTCTGATGCTTTCGCAAGGTCAACCACCTCTGCGGTGTATGCCTTGTATGGTCTTGACATTTCCTCAATCTTTGCTGTCGCATCCTCAATCAGACTTGTTGTATTTGTATATCTTTCGTCTTTCCAAACATACGCCTTGATTTTTGAACTATACTGAAAATTGTCGATGTAATCTTTTCCGGTCAACCATTTCGGCGTGATGCCATCCTTGCCTATCGGATAGATTCTTGTGTAAAAGTCGTATGTGTCCGACTTCAATGATATTTTCCGGAGGTTTAACCCCTCCATGAAATAGCACCCTTTATCACTTCCTATCCTGTCATAAATGTCGATAGTCTTTGACAGCGAATGAATGATACACTCACAGCGGTATGTCGTGAGGCACTTTTGCAGGACATCCCATGCCGTTACGCTCTCCTGCTCGTCAATGGTTCTTTTCTTTGTGACCGTACATGTTCCGATATGCCATCCCGTGCCCTGGAACGCAAACTCAAGGCACGCTTTGATTGTCTGTTCATCCGATTCAAACCCATACGGGAACGCTGTTCCCTCCAGTTCCTCCACATTGAGGACGGCGGTGTATTTGTTGAACTGTTCCCCTTTTTCGACTGCTTTGAGAACGAATTCATCTGTTTTAGTTCGTATATAATATTCTTCTTGGAGCAAGTCGACCAATGCTCCAGCTGCCGGATAGTTGAATGTCAACTCTTTATCTCCGGAATCAAGGGTTGTCGTGATTTCTCTGTCTTTGAATCCGGACAATGTTCCTATTCTTTTCTTTTTGTCATTAAAAATCTGCAACTCTCTCACCTCCTAAATCCACATAGGAGTGTATCTGATTGTCACTCTTGCCTTTGTGTCGGAGAATTTTAGTGCCGTTTCTCCTGCCTTTAGCACCGGAAACGTCCATATATTCACCTTGTCGAATGCATTCGCTCCGTCGATTGTCACAAGTCCTGTCTTTGCATCTATCACAACCGTTTCCCCTGCTGCCAAACTCTCAATGATGATGTCGTCGCCCAGTCCTGCGATTGTGTAATTCGTTAATGCGCTTTTTGCATATACCTCTATAATGCACGGAGCGTCTCTTGTACCCACTTTGTAGAACGATGCAGAGGTTTTCCCGTCAAATGTGATTGAGAGGTCGTCATCCATAAAAAAACCGTCAAATTCAAGGTTTACAATGTATCTCTGTTTCACATTCTTTTTCTCGTAGTCGTTTGATGTGATGAATCCGATATATGTTCCTTTGTAGCCGTCAAGATCCAGCTTGCAAGCCTTTGTGAAATTGCTCATGAACTCTGATGCCGTTCGAACGATGTCGTTTCTGTCTTTACCTTTGAAATATATTGATAGTTTCAAATGCCCCATCCGAACGTCTGTCTCGAACTCGGTCGGCAATGCTGCACCCGTCATCCATTCGTATGAATTAGAAAAAGAGGGAGGCTGCACATCGGCGGTCAACTGCTTTGCATCATATTTTCTGATGTCTATTCCGTTTATTTTCATCGCCCCGTTTTACCTCCCTTTTCGTTTATTTGTTACCATTTCCGCATCTACCTTTGACACGGTTCTGCTTGCGATTTCGTCTCCGTCAATGTATGTGTGATTTGTCACATATACAACTTGCGATTTTTGAAATGCATCAAGTTTCTTGTCAAGTATGCTGTTTAGCTTGTTGTAAAACTCTGCAAGTGGCAAGATTGCCTCGTCACCCGCCTCGCCTCCTACCATGAGGCTGCTGCCGTTGATTCCGAACACAGTCGGATTTGTCATAATACCACCGGATTTGTACCACTGGATTGAGAATGACGGGAGCGAACCCTTTCCTCCAATTCCGAACGGTGCTTTTCCTCCTTTTACGCTAATATGTGGCAGGTTTAATTTTGGCAATGACCACTTGAAATTGAATGCCGATTTGATTCTCGACAATGCACCCGTCACCGCTCCGTGTGCTGATTCCATTTTTGAGGAAAATGCCGACTTGATGTTCTCCATCGCAGATGATGCGGTCGATTTCGCACTCGCTAATTTGCTTGAGAATGCCGACTTGATGCTGTCAAGTTTTCCGCCTGTCAGAGCGTTCGCACTACTCATGAGTGAGTTCATCGTGTCTTTTATGCCCGTGAATGTAGCAGACACAATTCCTTTGATTCCCCCGCCTTTTTCACTGTATGCGGATTTCATATTGTTGAGTTTTGTTGAAACATTGGACTTTGCCGTCTCCATGAGTGAGGTTGCCTTGTCCTTTATGTTTGTGAAATCTGTTGACCATTTTGTCTTGATTTCCGAAACTTTTGAGGAGAATCCGGATTTGATTTCCGTCAATTTATTCGATGCATTATTTTTCCATTCCGTCATTTTTGTGGTGACGGTTGTTTTCATATTCTCCCAACCCTCGGAAACCTTTGTTTTGATTTCCGATGTCTTTTCAGAGAATTTTGACTTGATTTCAGAGAGTTTTCCTCCGGATAAGTTATCAACAAAAGTAAATCCTGCTGAATAATATCCTTTGATTCCCTCCCATCCGGCAGCAACAACGCCCTTGATACCGCCTCCGTTTTCTTCATAGGCGGTTTTCATGTTCCCCAGCTTTTCCTTTGCCGTTTCGTGCGCTGCCGACATGGCATTGTGAACCGTGTCCTTTACTCCGTTGAATACTTTCGATGCAGCTTGTCCTATTGTGCTATTTTTTATGTTGTCACCGATTTCCTTGACCTTATTTGTGACCACCTCTTTCGCTTTCGTGAATGCTCCCGTGATGGTCTCTTTGATTTTGCCGAATTTTTCTTTGATGTTGCCCCACAATTCGGTCAATTTTTCTTTGACCTTATCCCAGTTTTTATATAGGGCGACTCCTGCTGCAATCAGCCCGGCAATCAGTGTCACAATCAAAATAATCGGACACAGGCTCATGGCTGCATTGAGTGCCGTTTGAGCCACTGTCATTCCTCCGGTTGTTGCCGTGGCTGCTGTTGTGGCTGCCGTATGTGCTGCCGTGGCTGCTGTACCTGCCGTATCTGCTGCCGTTCCTGCTGCCGTGGCTGCCGTCTTTGCCGTAATCTTTGCAATTATCTTTGCAGCTCCGGACACAAATTTCTGTCCGGTCGTTACCGTGTCAGAAATTCCTTTTGCCACTTTTCCGAATCCAATAGACAGCGGACCGATAGCAGCGACCACAAGACCAACTTTGAGGACTGTTTCTTGCTGTGCCGGAGAGAGCGACTCGAACCATTTTGTCAAATCTTGAATCTTTCCGGTCAGTTTTTCAATCATAGGTGCTGCGGATGTCTGTGCTGTGGTTGCCAGTGTCGACAACGCCAGTTTTGCGTTGTTCATTGCAACCTTTGCATTGTCAATCGGGTCGAGTGTTCCGTTGTAGGTGTCCTCGACTGTTGAGCCGTATTCCTCCATTGATGACGAAAGACTGGTGAGGTCTATTCTGTTCTCACGGATTGCCTTTGTCATTTCCGCAGCACCTTTTTTCCCGAACAGTTCCGTTGCAATCTGCATTGCCTCGGTCTCTGTCTTTGCGTTCTTGATGCTGCCGATAGTATCTGACAACGCCCCGTCCATTGATTTTCCCTCTGCCGTGGCGTTCTGTAATGCTTTTTTCAGACCCGCCATTGCTTGAGATGAATCAACACCGTTTGCGTCGAATTGAGCCATCAAATTGATTGCCTGTGGCAATGACAATCCCATTTCTTTGAATTGTGCGTTATTGTCGAGGACATATCCCTCTAGCGTATCAACAGAGATTCCGGTTTCCTGTGCCTTTGCCGTGAGCAATCCTAACAGGTTTCCCGTCTGTGATGCATCCACGTTCCACGCTTTCGTGATTTTGTCGACTTGGTCAACTGACTGTGTGACGTTTGTTCCATTGATTGTTGCAAACTGTATGAACTGTTTTGAGGTCTTTTCAAGTTCCGTTCCTGTTGTATGGAATCTTGTGTTGACTTCTCCGATTGCCTCGCCTACTGTCGACATATCCTCCGGCATTGTGCCGAAAACATTATCCGCAGACTTTGTCAATCCCTCAAGTGCCTCTCCGGTTGCTCCGGTCTTTGTCACTATGGTGTCATATCCCTCGTCGAGTTCTTTGAACGCTGCAATAGATGCTGCACCAATGCCCGCAATTCCGGCAGAGACAACCGACATTTTCTTTCCGAAACTTTCCATCTTTGTTCCCGCCGTATCGCAAGCGGTCGCAAATTTTTCAAGTTTATTATCTTTCAACTGGTCATTAACATTTTTAAGTTCTGCCTCCATGTTCATGAGAGCAGTTTTTGATTTTTCCGTCTTTACTGTCTGATTCGCAAGTGCGGTCTCCGTCTTTCCGATTGCTGTCTCATTTGCGGTAAACTCTTTCTCTAACTTGTCAAGTTCCTCTTTGAGTGCCTTTGACTGTTCGGAGTTCTTTCCGGTCTCTGCTGTCGATTTCTCATAAGCCTCTTTTGCAGCATCAATCTTTGTTTTGAGTTCCTCTTGCTTTGTCTTTTGGTCTGACAGTTTCTTTGTCAACTTCTCCTGCTGCTCACTGTTCAATTTCACGATGTTTTTCTGCACCGTGATTTTTTGAGTGAGCGATTCGGCTTTTGCCTTGAGGCTGTCTGTTTCCGACCCGAACAACTTTGCTTTCGTCGCTGCCGTCGTATATTCCGCAGACAAGACTTTCATCTGCGATGCTGCTGATTTCATTTGCGATTGATAACTGCTCGAATCTGCCGATATTTTGACGCTTGTATAAGCCATTCGGTCGCCTCCTCTCTTACTGATTTTCGTTGATTGTATCTAATTCAAATTTTAAGTAGTCCAACAACGTGACAATGTTCTCTTTCATGCATTGACTGTATGAGTTTTTCAATAGCCGAATCGCAATTTTTACAACACGGTCGACAATTTCCCCGCAGACTTTCCATTGATTTTCCTCCGGTTGTTCATCCTCGTCCTCATATCCATTTTCACGGTCATAGTCATCGAATGCGGATGCCTCTTTTTCCACCTTCTCAACCTCGACAATGTTCAACATCTTCTCTGCAACAATGTTCTGCATGATGAAATGAATCGTCTTAATTGCCGTCAGAAATTCAACTGCATCAATCTCCCCAACTGCTGCAAGCGACAATTCATTCCCGAACATCTCCTGCATTATCTTTTTGTTGAAAAACATCACTTTGGAGAATTTCTCCGTGTCATTCTTTTCCATGAGACTGATGTATTTTTTATACTGTTCTACCGTTACTGAATTGATGAAAAGTCTCTCACCTCTGCAAGTGACCTCGATTTCCGGTATCACTTGCCACTCTAAAAATTTTTCTCGATGTTCTCCATTCTCTTGGTGAGTTCTTCTGCAATTCCCATGTCGATGAACTGGAACTCAAGAATCAAACCTGCTGCATCAAGTCCGGTCTCCGGATTCTTTAATTCCTCAACGGTGAACTGGTCTCCGTATGCTTTGCAGATAAAAAGACCCATCGCCTCAATGTCCTGCTTTGAATACCTCTGTTTTGCGTCGACAATCTCTGCAAGTTCGAGATATTCCGTGTATGTGTCGATTGACATTTTCGGCATTGTAAACTCTTTGTTATTGACTATAATTTTTCTTTTCATGATTTATCCTCCTGTTATATGTCCTCTTATTAGCCTAAACCGCCGTTTTTCTCCTGCACTTTGCTGAACCATGCCTCTATTGCCTCTGCTGCCTTTGTGTCTCCGGAAACGAGGTTTGATTCGTCTACCGAAATCTCATACGCATTGTCAAGACTTCTCTCATAGAATGAACCCTTGATGCTCTTTGTTGTCGGAGACAATTTGCCCTCTTTTGTGCTTGCCTCCTCACTGATGCCCTCTGCGAATTTTCCGGCGTATAACCATTTGAAATCATACTTTCCGTTGAGTTTTCTTTCTCTCCATCCGACAGCGACCTCCGGTGCTTTGTCATCCGCAGTCTTTACAAGAAAACCGTTCTCGTATAACTGACCGAAAAGAATCTGTCTGTCCTGTGGTGCAAGTGCATTGACCTCAAGTTCGATTTCTGTTCCCTCATAGGAATTGATGACTTCCTCTGTTCCATCGTCAGAGTATATCTTTTCAGAACTCCACTTTTCGTCAACCTTTGCTTTGATTGCTCTTGCCAGTTTGACCGGAGTTTCTGCAACGTATGCTTTCGCATCGTTCTGTGTGAGTTTTGCGATGTAGAAATCTCTACAACCGCAAGTTCTACTCCTCACAATCTTCTGTTCTGTGTCGCTAACCTGTGTTACTGTTTCGCTCATGTCTATTCCTCCATTTCATAAAACTTTGAAAACCTTTGTGCTTTCATATAGATTCCGTCCTCCGGCTTTGAATCGTCTCCGTTCCTGCCGTCAAATGAAAAACCATTTTCTTTCATGATTGACTTGATCTCCCTTGCCAGTTCAACCTCGTCATTTTCCGAAAATATAGTGACCTGCAATGACAGCGTCACTCCCTCTGCATTGTCGTCCGAAAAATTCTCGTCATTTTCTCCCAAATCCCACAATGTCACATGTCTGTCATGGATGTCTTTGTCATACCACCCTTGCATCACAGTGATTCCTCTGTCTGATATAGGTCTCAATGCGTCGGATGCATCTTTGATGATGTCCGGACTGCTGCTCATGCTCTCACCTCATTTCAATGTGTTGTCTAAATAGGATTGATATTCCTGTACTGCGATTTTTTGCAGTTCCGCATCTGCCTCACGCCCTGTTGCGTAAATAAATTCTTGAGGCGGTTGATATATGGTTCCCCAGTTTATGAATTTCACATAAAAGTGTTCGCTATTGTCCGACTTTTCCCATCCGACACCTGCTGTTGCACCTGCGCCTTTTATCTTGACTGCTCCAATCGGTATGCTGTCCGCTGCATGTGATGTCACGGATGACTCTGAACCGAATCCTCTACCGGATAATTTGATGTCTGCCGATTTTGGAATTTTCCCCGACATGATGTTTTTCACGACTTGTTCGCCCCGCGTTACGATCTTTTGATTGACCTCTTTTATGTCCTCGTCGCTTGCTGCGTCCTCAAATGCTTTCATGAGTTCTTCCAAGCCTTGAAATTCCATTTCAATTTTCACTGCATCACCTCCGGTGTCGGATTATGACACTATGCCACCGCTCTACATTTCAACTGATATTTTCTGTCGTCTGTGAACATCGGGCACGCATCATATATCTTGAACTCAACGCCTTTATATACTGCGTAGAACTCTTTCAGATTCAATCTGATTTCCTCCATCTTGTCGCAGGCTCTCGTTTCAAACATGATTGTGTTCTCAAGACCTATCTGCAATGCATTGTATTTTTCATTTGTTCCCAAGCTCTTGACATCGCACCAACACGAGAAAAACTCTTTTTCCTCCTGCTGCCGTCTACCGTCAACAACACTTGTTGTCTTGCGAATTATCTTGATTCTTCCTGTCATTCTGCTGTTCCTCCGTAAATTTCTTTCAAAAGCATGGAGGAAACGGCAGAGGATAGTGTTTTTGTGTCGCTCCGGTACTTGTCACGGTTGTCATACAGTTCTTTCACAGACATAAATGCAAGCAGTTTTTGACGGCTTGTGAGGTTGTTCCGGTTGAAATTCTGAATCAGTTCCGTCATTTCATCCAGCGTCGTGTCAAGTATCAACTCAAGGATTTCGATGTCGTCATCATAGTCGATGTGACAATATGTCTTGCATGTAGCAATCAGACTGCCTCTGTACTTTTCTTTTTCTTCATCCGTCATGTTCTCACCTGCTTTTAGTAGCAGGACGGATTCACCGCCCTGCTGCCATATTACCCGTTGATAACTTCTGTAATCTGACCCTTGATGACTGCTCCCTTGTCAACAGGCTGCACATCGAAACGATCACGCACCTTGATTCCGGTCATATCCTTATCCCATAAGCCTGCTCCCTTGTCGTTGAGGTCGATTGTTAGGACGTTTCTGTCAAAGAGCGTGACTGCCTCTTTTAAGTCTCCGCAGAAAATAGGGTGCTTGTACCCGTCGATCTTGTGACCATCGGCGTTCATAATCTTCTCGGATGCAAGAGTTTTCTTTGATAATCTGATGATTGGATATTCACCAAAAAGCATCTTCCCCTTTGTCTGCTGTGTCGGGTCTTTCTGTAAAATGTAGTTGCCGTCTTTATCCTTTAGCTTGTCAAGGTAATTGAAACCGCTCTGATTTGTGATAACAACTGCATTGTCTGCGATTGCAGGGTCAAGCTGCTCATTGAAAATGTCCTTGAGGTTGTCAAGGTTCTCGACTGTGACCTCTTTTCCTTTTGTCATTTCATTGAGTACCTTGAGAATCATTGCGTTGCGGGTTGCCTTTGTCTTTTTTGCAATCCACTTATTGATGTATGCCATGATGTTGGACGCTGTGTCCTCAAGTAACTCTGCTGTCATCTTGAGAATTCCGCCCTTTTTCTTTATCTTGTACTCAATCGGTAAGAATTTCGGCTCGTCCATCTCCGGAAAATCAGCGGTCTCGTCAACATTGTCAAAAGGTGTTGATTCTGCATCAACCTCAATGTTGCGTGTTCCTGTCTTGGTTGTTACACCCTCGACATTGACATACTGTTCAAGGTTGTCGGATGAACGACGTAACTCGATGATGTCTGTTCTGATGTCCTCCGGAATTGTCACTCCGATTCCGACCTCTCCCTCACTTCCTGCGGTTGTGTCGGATGTGAGTGCATCCTTGTACACCTCGATGTCTGCCTCATCTGCCTCTCTGTGCAGGAATCCTGCTTTGATAATGTTGACAAATGATTTCACGATGTTCTTTTTGTCCGGCTTGACATCCCCGCCGATCTGCTTTGCAGACCCACTGTTGACTTTGTCCTCGATGTCATCCTGCTCCTCCTCGTCCAAATCATAGAGGAGGTCAAATCTGTTCTGTAATTCCTTGAGTTCCTCTTTTGCTGCCTTTGCCTTGTCGAGTTTTCCGTCGTTTACAAGGCTCTTGACCTCATTTTTCTTGTCGTTAATCTGCTTAAGTAACTTCTGTAATTCCTTATTCATGCTTTTCCCTCGCTTTCTTACATACCATAAAGGTATAAATCTTTGAGAATCTCCTGCTTTTCTGCCTCGATTCTCTGTTTTTCTGCCTCTGTTGCTGCGTTGTTACGGTTTTCAATTTCCGTAATTACTGCATCAACAATTCCCTTTGTGTCGATTTCCTTGAGTGTCTCCGGAATATTGTTGTATTTCTCGAAAAAGTCGGATGCACATGCTGCAACTGCTGCCTTTTCCTCAATCTCGACGTTGAAATATTGCTGCATCTTCTTACTGTCAAACCATGTTTCATTGCTCATGAGGGATTGAATTTTGTCTCTTGTGACACCCTCCTGCACATGTTCCATGTAGACATCAAGAATTGAATCCTCGCAGAGATTCAGCTGCTTTATTACTGCCTTGAAATCGTCTGCATTGCCGTATGCCATGCACAACGGTTTGTGAATCATCGCTTGAGCGCCTGTTGCAAAATGCAGTTCGTCGCAAGCAAACATGATGACTGATGCAATGGATGCAGCTATGCCGTCGACATATCCGACTTTGTGTCCGTTGTATCTCTTTAACTGGTTGTAAATTGCCAGTCCTGCAAATACATCTCCACCGCCGGAATTGAAATAGACGTCAATGTCCTCATATCCGTCTAATTGGTTGAGAAAATCTGCGATGTCCTGCGGACATCTGTCCTCCTCGTACCACATTGATTCCCATGTTGCCGACACAATGTCACCGTAGAAATACAAGGAACATCTGCTCTGCTCCTCGTCCTGCTCTAAATCCAAATAGCCGACATTTTCAACATTTCCGCTGCGTTTATTCTTCTTTGTAAAATCAAAACGTCTCTTTTTTGGCATGATTATTCACCTCCCTCCTTGTCAGTCTCGTCCTCTGCCTCGTCGGTTTCGTCCGGTTCTGTTGCTGTGTCCGGCTGCTCTGTGTCCGGCTCTGTTTCTTTCTCCGGCTGCTCCGGTTCATCGGTGTTCTCCTGTTCGGATTCGCCTTTCAAATATGCTGCACCCGCCATCGTCAGCGGTACGATGCTACCGTTTGCAAGTAGGACATCGCCTCCCTCCGCATCTTCCATGTCGAGTTTACGTCTTGCCTCATTCGGTTTGATAATCATTCCACCTACTCCGTTTCTCAAATATTCCATCTGTGTTTTTGAATCGGTTCGGAATAACACTTTTTCGTTGAATTTGTAATAATATCCGTCATCTGCATATTCATCCGGCAGCATTTTGTAATTGATTTCCTCCTCATACTGCTTGATGATGAATAGTTCTGTGTCAACGTAGAATGACAGCTGTTGCATTTCGCTGTTACTATATGACGACTTTGAATAGTCATTTATTTGATTCGGTTTTACTCCGAATGCTCCTGCGATTTGCAAGGCGTTATATTTTTTCAGTTCAAAGAACTGTGAATCAGTCAATTTGATGTCAAGTGGCGTGAGCTTCATTCCTAACGGAACGGGTAAGATTTTTCCTGTGTTCTTCGCCCCGCTTCCGAACTCCTCAAACGACTTGACAAGTGCCTCTTTTGCCTTTTCATTCAATTCTCCTGTGTATTCAAGAGTTGCCTTTGCCGTCAGACCGCTCTCATACAGATTATTCATAAACGCTTGTGATTCTGATGCACCCGCAACCGTGTCTCTCAAAATCTGCTGCACTGGTAGTCCTGTGATTCCGTCAAAACTGAAAGATGTCTTGAAATGCATCACCTCGTCTGTGCCGAACACATATTGACGACCGGATGTCGGGTCTGTGTAGACGTACCACAAACGCCCCACTCCTGCGAATATTCCTGCATCGTCAACGACTATCTGCACACAATTTGACTGCATGACCCACAAATCAAGGATTTTGATTTCACCGCCGTATTTCTTTCGGTTGAACTTCTTTCGCATGTACACATATGCGTTTCCGTAGTGGTTGCGGTTGATCTCAACCGTATTCCAAAATGTTGTCGGTGTCATGAACGGATTCGGTCTTTTTGAGAGCAGCTTTGATGTGTCTGTCGCCTCTGCCTCAACGATTCCCTTGTCCGTTTTCTGATAATATTTGATAGGCATTTTTGCAAGTGTTTCCGATAACATCTTGAGACATGTGAAATACGTTACCTCTGATGTCGGTTTTCCTTTTCTTTTCAGTCCTATCTGCTCAAGGAATGACGGTGAGTTCAATGTCATTTTCCCTCCGTCGTTCTGTGGTTCGCCTCTCCACCAATTTGAAATTTTTATTCCCAATCTCTGAAACGGATTCATTTATTTCTCACCGCCTTTCTTCATGTATTTTTCATATTGTTCAAGCCATTCATTGACAGTTTCATTCACATCCGGACGGTATTCCTCTTTCATTGCGTGTTTCCATGCGTCGATGATGGCGTCAATCGGGTCGATTCGTTCTGTCGTGATGTCTTTATCAATCTTTATTTCGCCGTAATTGTTTGATATTGTCTTTGCATTCGCAATCGACCACACAAGCAGGCTGTCTGCCGGAGCAACTATCTTGTTGCCCTCTTTGCCGACTTCCATTCCCTCAATCTCCACATTACCTGCAAGGATCTCAAGTCTGAAATCAACCGTCGCATCGTTCAGCTCTTTTGCCGTCTGTGTGACAGAGACTGAATCGAATCCCATCGCCTCAAGGTCTGACAAGAAAGCTGATGCGTTATGTGGGTCGTAACAAATCAACTGTGGTTTGAGGTTATATTCCCTCACTAAATCCTCAAGATATTTTATGATGTATTTATAATCTGTCTTGATTCCTCCTAGCGTTTCCGTTACCGTCACAAGACCCTTTTCAATCCATATGTCATATGGTACTTTGTCGGTCTTGATATGTTCGTCCACTCTTGATGATGGAATGAACGAATGTGTCGTCACAAAATATTTTTTCGTGTCCTCAATCATAAACGGAATCACGATTGCGATTGATGTCAAATCTCCTCCGGATGACAAGTCAACGCCGACATAGCACTTTGACCCTCTGAAATCCTTGAGTGATTTCAAAACTGCACATGCTTTCCATGATGCAATGTCCTTGATATACAGTGAATTTGACCACTGCATCCACATGTCTAACTGCTTGACAAGGAAATCTCTCAAGTCCTCACCGCCCATGTCACGGGCAGTGTGTGCAATCGGTATCATATTTTCAATCGCATCCCTGTCAAATTCAAGAATCGGGTTTGCTTTTATCCAATTCTCCGGCGTGTATCTGTCATCGTGTTCGTCCATCTGTGCGATGTACACAAACTGACTGTCGTTCTCGAAAACGCCCTTGAGTAGATTGCAGCAATACTCATATAACTTGTAGCACGGCGACTTGAGGTCAAATCCTGCTGTCGTGATGACCGAAATCAACGCCGACTTAAGTTTCTTGATACCTCCCTCAAGTAACTTGTACATCTGATTTGTTTTATGCGCATGATATTCGTCGACAATTCCTAAATATGCTCGATGTCCGTCGAGTGACTTTGTATCACCGGACAACGCTTTTATTTCTGAATGTGTCAACAGGCAATCAATCGTGTGATTGTGTTCATGCACCTTGAACCACTCCGACAAGGCCTCGTCGGAATTGATGAATTTTACAATTTCATCAAAAACAATGTTTGCCTGGTCTTGCTTTGTAGCCGTACAAAAGATTTTTCCGTACTTGTACCCGTCAAAATTTCCGTAATAACACGCGAGAATACCATTGATGAACGATTTCCCGTTCTGCCTGCCTAATTGCACATAGGATGTTCTGAAACGTCTGTATGACTTTTCCTTTGTTCTCCATCCATTGAGCGACCCTAAAATGAAGCATTGGAACGGATATGCCGTCACATGCTCATTTTCCTCGCCCTCTGCAATGGTCAACTCCTCTGCGAAATTGATTATTTCCTCCGACTTTTCAACGTCGAAATAGTATTTGTACGTTGCTGTTTTTGATTTTTCGATGTCGTCAAGGTGTCTCTGACACGCAAGACGGACAAGTTCTCCGGCTGTTTCCTTACCCGATACGACATCGATGGCGTATTGTGTGCAGCGGTCTTGTATTTCTCCTGCTTTTGCCATTCCTTAATTTGCATATTTTGCAAATTTATTCTCCGGCTTTTGCTGTTGTGGTTTCGGTACAACCAAACGACAACGGGAGGAAACTGTCAGTCCGAAATCTGATGCTCCCTGTCTGCACTGTTTCATGCAGCGGTCTTGAATTGTCATGAGGCGTTCTCTTTCTTCGTTCACTACCTGTCTTGTACCGACCTGCACACGTTCTTTTTCGCCTGTGTCCGGATTTTCCCTCGTCTCATAGACCGGAACATCTCTCATCAATGGAGTATCTCTGATTTGTTCCGTGATTTCGATGAACTGTGTTTGTGCAATGAGTAATCTTGCCAGTGCGTCGCAATCAAGGTTTGAAATCAGTTTGATTTCGATCAATTCTTTCGCAATCTTCCGGAATTGTTTCTTTTGTTCCGGTGTCAAATATGACGGAGGTCTCACTTTGTCGCATGGTGCTGTGACCTCGGCGTTTTTTCGTGCCTCAATTTCTGCTTTTGTGAGGTGCTTTCGCCCGTTTATTACAACCAAATCTGTTGGTTGTCTCTGTCCTGCCATGATGTAGCAAACCTCCTTTCCGTCAGCATTTCAGTATTTTGTGTCACATTCTGACACCTCTTTCGGATATGCCTTTCTTCTGAAATTCCCGTGGGGAGTTTTCTCCAAGGAAAAGAGGGGGTGCGACTAGAAATGAATCGCACAAAACTTTTTTATATCCCCCTGCGTCTCGAAAGTGGTACTCAATCAGTGACCTCAACTGTTTTTGTGTTGCTCTCATACTTGCTTTGCTCTGCTTATATAAAGCAGTGATTGTGTTGTGTGTCTTATGGTTGAGAGGTATAAGATTGAACGGATTTAAACGCTGTTCCCAGTCGTCCTCCAGTTCAATGATATGGTGAACCGGATTGCATGTGAGTAACTCATGCTCGACATATAATGCGTATATATCTACGTTGTCATAGACCTCAATGATACGCTCTCGCATCACCCGCCATTCCTTTGATACATAGAACTCTGCTGCTCTCTCGTCTCGCCGTGTGTTGGTATATATCATGTGTCTCGACTGCTGCCGCTTTTCACATTCCTCGCACATCTTCATTGACTGCGGTATTAACTTCCCACACCTGCACGATTTCAAAAGCATCTGTGTTCTCCTCTCTCGCATCATTCTCCTGCTGTGTTATCCACAAGAGGCGGGCAGTAATGCACATTACTGTGTATATCCCACCCGCTATATAACAGGAGGGCAAACAGGCAAGAAAAAAAGCGACTGCATATCTGCAATCGCTCCTCTCAACTGTTCACGCTAACATATTATCATGTTTGTTTTGCCTTTTGTTCACCCACTTTTTACCCCTGTTTTCACCCTTATTTCACCCTGTTTTCACTCCGTTTATATCATTTTCAATCGCTTTTGCACCGAATAACTTGATTGACAGCCGCTGGATCATCACCCTGCACCACTTTTTCGGTGAGTTGCGTCCACATCCTGTCTCCCTCGCTATATCCTCGTATGACATGCCCTTTATATAGACCGCCTCAAGAGCGTCGTATTTGTACCCCTCGCCTGCTGCCTCTGTATCCTCCTTGAGCGATGCAAGAGCTTTTTTCAAGTGTTCAAACAGAATAACCGTCTCTGCACGGCACTCTCTGACCGATTGCAGGTACGCTCTTTCTGCTGATATGTTGTACTTTCCTATATCCGGCACTTGAGAGGTCTCTGATACTGCCTCTTTTATATATCGCTCCATTTCGCGATAGTTTTCGAGGTATAGCATGGTTTTGTCAATGACTGTCTGCTCTTTTTCCTCTTTCATGCTTTTTCCTCGCTTTCTGCTTTCTTTTCAGGCAGACCGTGCATTTTACGCCAGTTATTCGTGTTTTTGCGATTTTCATTCTTTGTAACATCCGGATTTGCTGTCGCCTTGTCTGCTGCCGCCTCAATAATGCTCGAAATCTCATTTTCTGTCTTTCCCATCGCCCGAAATCTGTCAATTATGCCTTTTACGATTTCTATATTATCACGACCCTCCTTTTTGCTTACGTAAAAGGCATATCGCCGTCGATGTCGTCCGGAATGTTCATGAATCCGTCTCCTGCGTCTGTATTCCCTGCGTTTTCTGCCTGTTCTCCTGCTGCTTTTTTACTCTCTGCAAATTCCTGACTCTCGATTGCAACATCCGTCGTATATACCTTTTGCCCGTCTCTGTTTGTGTATGAGCCTGTCTGAATCCTACCAGTAACAGCAATTTTTGTTCCCTGTTTCAGATATTTTTCCGCAAACTCGCCGTTTTTTCCAAATGCCACGCATGAGACAAAATCTGCCGACTGTTTTCCGTCTTTTGCGCCTCTCCTGTCTACTGCCAGCGTATAACGTGCCACGCACATGGATTCCTGTGAACCATTCTGCTGCGTATATCTTACATTCGGGTCTCTTGTGAGCCTGCCCATCAATATGACTTTGTTCATCCTCTTTTTGTCCTTTCTTGAATCAATCAGTGATCCGCTTTTCCTGCTTCCTTAACTGTTTTAACTCCTTTAGCCATTCCGCAATTTGGCGGTGTTCTGCTGCGCATTCTTGACATTTTTCTATGTCATCATCACTACTCAACATTTCAATCGGTGTATATATCGCTTTCTTTTCCTGTTCTTCCGCTACTTCTTCGGCGTGTTTAATTGCCTCGTCAATTGTCATTTTCTCTACCTCTCAATGAACCCTTGCCCCGCAGTTCGGACAGTGCTTAAATTCATACCCGTGGAACGTAATGTCTCCATCTTCATCACGTTCCACCTTGAGCCAATCTTGCAGCTCGATTCCGCAATTACTGCATACAAATTGGTCGCAGTCGTCATACTCCTTATTTACGTTGTGGCATTTCTTCGGTGCAGGTATTTCGGATGGAACTCCGTTTACGAGGTCTGTGATGGCTTTTAGTTTTTCATCATCATCCGCCAGTTCTCCGTCTTCGTCATACCATGCCATATTAGTGTTGAGGTACTTGATAGTTTCTGTCCTGCTTATACAATCCTCTTGTTCTTCTTTAATGCTTGTAATTTCAAAGCAATATGGAGTTTTTTCATCACCAACAAAAGCTATTTCCTTTAATTCATTGATTACATCTTCTGATAGTTCGTCATCACTATCTAGCATCGCCACATACTTCATTTTTCTCCCTCGTTTTCTCTAAAACATATTCATTTTGCATTTTCTGCAATCTGACAAGTCCTTTTTTGAACTCAAGGTCGTCACCGTTCATGCATGCATCGAACATCCTCTCGTAATCGGCAATGTGTGTCTTGATGAACTCTGCCTCTGCCGCCGTCCTGCTCTCATTGATGAACATTCCTTTGATTGCCTCTTTTATCATTTCGCAATGTATCTGTTCCTCCTCTGTTGCTGGAGGTGTTGCTGCAATCATTTTCTCGTACACATTGTCAATCGCTCCTGCAATGAGTTCTTTCCACCCCTTGCCCTGCTCTCCTAATAATTGACATTCAATATCCTCAAAACAGTTTCCCTGTCCTGCTGCCGTGATTCTGATGTCCTTTTTCCCTTTTGCTGCAATCAGAATTAAATCGTCGTCGTATGCCTCCATGTAGTAGTCAAATTTCGCATCAAAATTCGCATTCGGATTGATGATGATTTCTGGTTGACTGCTGCCCTCTGTCTGAATGCTCACGCCGATGTATTTTGCACCTGTTGCCTTTGCATTGATAAATATAGCCTTTAACTTGCTTTTATTCATGCTGCTCCTCCATTTGCTAACCTGTCGAGTAACTGTTCGTACATAGACTTGTATGTGTCTCTTTCTGTCTGTAATCTGATTATGTCCTCTGTCCGTGTCATGTTTGTAATCTTCTTGTTTCCCTCAACATAGACCTCTGCATCCTGTTCGATCTCTTTGATTGTGTTCTCATGCTCCTGCTGCAACATCTCAATTTCTTTCTTGAGGCTGTCGATTTCCTCCTGCTGCTCTTTGATTGTTTCATCGTATTTGTTTGATGTTGTCACGTTTCCGTTAATCTGTAAGGAAATCATGAGAGCAATGTCGATGTTCTCCATTTCCTCGTCTGTACAATCTCCGATGTATGTTCCTACACGCTCCGTTGATACCGAATAGACCTGCTCACACAATACCGTGCTAATTCTTCCTGTTGACCTCACTGTCACATGCGTCGGGAGGTCTTTTTTCGGTTGTGTTGTCATATATACGATTTCAATGACATTGCTGTTCTCATTGTTCTTGTTATTGCTCACAACTACCGCCGGACGGTCAGAGTGCTGTTCGCTCCCGTTGTATGATGTCCTCCCTCTGCCGATATAAAATATTTCGCCTCTTTTGATGTCACTCATTGGTTTTTCCTCCTGTATTCAATATTTTGTTTGCTGAAGTCGGTACTCTCAACGATATACTTTGCAAGTTCTCTTTCGTCGTTCAGATCATCACGGACATTCCCGTGTGCAATCACCTTCCCCAGTTCTCCGAACCCGATTGCAATGTCGCATCGTATTCCGTCCATCTTATTGGATGCCGGAATATATCTAACAACCGTCGATTCTGTTATGACCTGCATGTTATGCATGTTCAAATCTGCAATTACCGGAGTGCGGTCTCTTAATATCACGTAGAGCCGTCCTGCCCTCTCTTGTGCATTTCTTATTGTTCTTGTACTGACATATATCGTTTTCAATCTTCTTTTCCCCCTGCAACGATTCCGACTGCATTTTCAATCATGATATACTCCTCGCCATCATCAGCATACCCGTCGCCGTTTGCTCTAATGTCTGCACAAATCTGATTGAGGTCTGCTCTGTCAAATGGTTCTCCATTCTCGTTCATGAGCGATGTTGCCATGATGCAATATCCGTCCTTGAGACCTGCAAACTCCTCAAGGATATACGTCACAAGTACTCTCACTGTGCGTCCTGTGTTCTTTCCATCCTTAAACTCCATCATCTCAAGGATGTCACCTTTTTTATAGCCTCTGTCATTCTTCCGGAGTTCAAATGTTTTTTCTCCGGATGCAACCTCCTTAAAAAATGTCGCTCCAAGTTTAATGTGATGTACTCTCTTGCCATTCTCCTGTGTGTCTGACGGGAGGTTGTTCATCTTCTCCTCCTCTGCCTGTTCACGGAGTTTTTTTCTTGTCTCACGGTCGATTGCATCCTGTTCCTCTGAATATCTCTGCTCGTCTGTCTTGTATACCTCTGTACGGTTCTTGTACTGGTCGCATGAGGTGCATGTTCCTGTTTTGACATTGCAGGTCTCATATTCGGTGCATGAATAGCAGATTGATGTGATTCCCTCCGGATGTGGTGTCTCGTAGTCGTCGCCCGCTCTCACTTCCGGAGGGTTCATTCCGTTTTCTTCCTCTGCCCCTGTGTCTGATTCTGACACCTGCTGTCCTGCTGCCTTTTCTGCTTTCATGTCTTTGACATCTTTGTGTGTGAGTTCTCCGGTCTCTGTGAATTTCCCTAGTGCCTCCCTCTGTTCCTCTGCCGTCATACCGCTCAATTCATAAGCTGCGGAAAATGTGAGGCGTTCTCCCTTGAGTTCTTCTTTCCATTCCGGAATCAGATTGTGGTTGACTGCCTCAATCTGTGCAATCTTTGTTTTACTCATGTGCAGCATTGAGGAAATCACATCCCTTAATCGTCCGGATTGCAGGTCATACCCCTTGATTTTCTTTCCCGCTGCTTTCATATGCTCAAGGGATTCCTTTAGTCGTGTTTCCTCCTCAATCATGTCGGATGTTGTCTTTGTGCGGTATGCGTTCGCAATTATGATTTCAACCTGCTCTTCGTCGGAATCCTGTGGCGTTGTCAGTTTACTGGTTGCAAGCTCAAATTCTTTATATCCCTTTGATACAAGGTACTTGAGAGCCTCCCACCGTCTTTCACCTGCAATGATTCTGTATTCACCCTTGTCGCATGGTGCGTATACAAGTTCAAGGTTCTGTTTTAACCCATACATGAGGATGTCTCCTGCCAGTTCCTCAATCTGTTCTACGCTGTAAAAATTCATATCGTTCCGGTACATCTTGAAAATTGAAATGTCCTTTGTCCGGAATCTCGCTCTCGGAGATTCATCAATCCCCGCTTTGCTGTTCTTGTTGAGTGCGTCTCTCACGCTGAATCCTGCTGCCATCTGTTCAACCTCCTGTCATTACTCTGTTACAATCCCTCCGAATAACTCAAGGATTTGTATCGTTTTGTTTTTCATGCCTTACCCCTCCATTTCCTTGAGCAGCTCATGAACAACGCATCTGTAATCTTGAGACACAATCCCACGCTTTGAAAATTTTGGCAGAGGTATCATTGCCGTTGTTGATTTCTCTGCGATGATAGAACGACGAATCGGTGTGACAAACATGTCGAATCCGGATTCTGTTTTTAGCCAGTCCTCGACCTCAAGAGATGTCTTGTTTTTCTGTCTCATTGTCATGAGTGCCTTGATTCTCAAATTTGGATTGATGTCTCTCAAGTCCTCGATCTGCTCCTCAAGGTTCTGCAATGCCTCGATTTCATATCCCCCCACCTTTACCGGAGCAATAATGAGTTCTGCTGCAATCAGAATGTTGATGACTACCATGTCAAGCAATCGCCCGCAGTCACAAATGCAATAGTCATATGCATTGGAGACCTCCTCCAACGCCTCACGCAATCGTGTGACTTGATTGTCCTCTGACTTGAGCAGCAAATTCATGTCCGTTTTCATGAGATAGCCATTCGCCGGAATGATGTCAATGTGTGAATACTCTGTCGGTCGAATTAAGTCTCCTGTTTTATATGTACCACCGACGCACTCATGTTTCTCAAGCAGCTCACTCATTCCGATTCCGTCCGGTTCATACACTCCGAACGTCTTTGATGTATCTCCCTGTGGGTCTCCATCTAACACAAGCACTCTCTTTCCCTGTTCCTCGCCTAACATATAGGCGATTGAATCGGATGTCGTTGTTTTCCCGATTCCTCCCTTTGGTGACATGACTGCGATAATTTTCATGTCTTTTCCTCCTGTTATTGTCCTGTTATAGATAAATTGTGTAATACAGTTTCATTTGCAATTCTTGAAATCTAAAATCCGGCGTTTCGTCTGGTTTCAATGGTGACATGAGATTCAATTCTTTCCATTTCCGATGCGTAATCTCCGGAACTGTTCTGAATTTTATGACCTTGTCATTTTTGTATTGCTCATATAATTTGTGATTTGTATGACCGACCTCCGGCGCAAATAATGCAAGATACCCGACAAATATTTCCTCGTCACCTTTGAATATCCGGAGCATGTCTGAACTCTCCAATGCGTCAATCATTTCCTTAAGTGTCATGACCTACCCCCCTTGATTTTCCCATCCTTGAGGATGCTGTTGTTTGGAAATGACATCATTGCTTTATTCTTTCCTTGAACAAACATCTTTTTTATTCCGTTGCCGTCAATCAATTCAAGATATTCCTCGAGAACTTTGATTGCCTCCTCTGCCGAATAGCAGGTTGTCACAAAATGTCCTGCTGCCGCCATGTCTGCAAGGAACTCTTTTTGTGTGTCCTGCTGCCGGTTGTTTCCGTATTTCATTTCGATAAACAATCCGCAATAAATTCCCTTCGGATATGGCAGGCATAAATCAGAAACGCCCGCCTTGACACCCATCTGCTTGAATTTGGCTGCCTCCTGCCTGTTTCTGCTGCCTCCGTTCGGCACATGGAACAACCATCTCAATTCCGGATAGCGGTTCACGTTCCAATTTGCCCACGACACGACGGTGATTTGCTCTGTGTCCTCACTCCTCATTGCATATTTTATGTTCACTTTTCTGTGCCCTCCTGCCTGCATCTGTCATAATATTCGCAGAACAAACAAATGTGTCTACAGTCCTTGACCTTGAACATCCATGTGAACCGTTGCAGCTTGTGCCTCAGAATATAGCCGATTTGTGCAATGTGTGTATGTTTCTGTCTGTATGTCCTCATTTGTCCTGCTCCTCCATTTCTAAAACCATGTAGGCGTGAATGAAAATGTTCTTGTGTTTCCTTCCGAACTGGTCTTTTACCGGAGGCGCTTCATGTATATTCTCAATCGTTCTCTTTGCCTCCCACCATCGGCGTGTTTTCCCATCTCTTGAAATCGGCTTGAAATGTACCTTGACTACCGTTCCTTTGACGACGGAAAACCTGTCTCTGTCTACCTGTAGGATGTCATCGAATCCCTCTGCCTTGACTGCCTCCTCTGCTTTTCTGAAATATCTCTCTTCTGATTCCGGTTTCCAGTCAAATCTCATTTCCCGACTACCTCCTCAATCTCTTTCATTCTCTGCATGATTGCCGTGTTGTATGAGTAGACATACACGCCATTTCTCCACAAATGTTCCCTTGCCCCTTTTTCACCGTAGTTGTACGCTGCAAGTGCATCTTGAATCGTTCCGTATTTCTTGAGCAGGTATGAGAGGAAATCAATCCCGACCCTCACGTTTTGATACGGATTCATGAGGTCTGTGCATCCTAGTTTCTGCATCCGGTCGGCGTGCTTTTTCTCATATATCTGCATATATCCTTTTGACTGTCCTCCGTCTCCGATTTTGTCGAACTCATATCCGGATTCTTTCTCTATGATCGCCAATACAAGGGCATATGGAACGTCATATTGCTTGCATAGACATCTTGTGTATATCTGCATTTTCTCCGGAAAATAGCCTTTGTCTGCATACTGCTCCGGCAGGTTATAGAACACGAATCCGTCAACGTCATCGCTCTCCCAGTTCTCGGACATGGTGTCAAACACCTTGTATTTGTCCTCAATGCTCTCTGCTGCCGCCTGTGTCATTATCTCCGAATCCTGTGTCACTTCCGCTTTCGGTCCTTTCTCCTGCTGCTCTGGTTTTTTGACCTTGAACAATATCACGCAAAATCCCGTCAGTAACACCAATACCGCAATCAATGTGATGCAAAACGAATTATACGAACCTGCTCTTTTTAATACCCGTCTGTTCCGTCTTACCCGTCTTTTCCGTCTTTCCCATCTTTCCACCTGTCGACCTCCTTTTCCGCATTCGTGCATGTATGTAAAACATGCAATTAAAATCGTTGTAGTACACTTTTGAATTCGTGAAATCCATGTCCGGATACCACTCTTTCAGTATCTCCGGAATGGAATCCCTGTCCTTGACCATCTTGTCAACGAATGAGCCTATTTTTTTATAACTGCCTCCAGCTGCCGGACGTTTGGAATGAACAACCTTGATCCGCGGGTCTCTCAATCCCTGTGAGCTGTTCCACCTCTTTTCTGACGGAACGCGGTTCTTTTCCTCGACAATGTAATTTGCCATACCGGACAATCCGTTTTCATCTGTCTGTAACCTGCGAATCTCATTCCTGCTTGACTGTTTCCAGCAGGATTCAACCGTCTCCATATCTAACGCCCCATCCATGACGATGTGATGATGCCATCTGATCTCCGCATCCGGATTGTATGCGGTCACATAGACATATTTTGCATTCGGGAGACCTCTCTTTTTTCTCTGATAGTTGATGCGCCGGATGTACTTTTGCACATTCTTTATTGCTGCATCCACATCCCCGTCCGGCGGGAGGTGCGCATCGTCATATGTCAGCGTTATCCATATATCACGGTCGCTGAAATTCTCATTGATTAGTCTCTCAACATATTTCCGTGCATTTTTATCATTCAGATTCTTTTGAGCCTTGCTGTTGTCTTTCTTGATGGTTCTCCCCTCCGGAGGTACTTCATCCATACTCCGGAACTGTGGATATATCTCAATTTCAAACTGGTCTCCTGCCGTTATCTCTTTCAATGCATAAATAACTTTCTTTCGATGTTGGAACAGGTTCTCAATGAACCATTCATGCATATCCTCCATCGCTTTGTTATATGCTGCCTCATAGTCATACGGGATATATTTCATCCCTCTTTTTCTTTTCATCTGACACATGCCCCCTGTTATGTTTTCGCAGACTTGTTACTATCTATTACAAGGACGATAAAAGTTCCGAAAACCCTTGATTTTTCAGACCTTTTCGGTCTCTTTTCAAGTTGCCTTTCTGTGTCAGATTTGCTATAATATCTATACGGATAGCGACTGACACAATCAGTCAATCAAGGACGACCGCTGCGATGGTTGTCCTTTTTCTTTGTCCTCATGTTCCTGCTTTATGTATTCCCCGCCACTGTGACGGGGCTTTTTCATTAAACCGCTGTGGTCTCCTCTTTCTGTTCCCATCTGCGACGTTCCTCTGCTTTTCCCGCTGCCTTGCCCTCTGCATACGCAGACATCGCCATAATGGTCATTGACTTTTCCTCAAGGTTGTCGATATTCATGAACTTTTCTGCCATGCTCTCAATCACTGCCTTTTTCTCATTTCTTGTCATTATTA